CCGTCATGAAGAAGTCACCAGCTAAAGTAGGTAAGGTTATGCGTGAATATAAAGAAGGAACACTACACAGTGGTAAAGGTGGTCCTGTAGTTAAGTCACGTAAGCAAGCGGTTGCCATTGCCTTATCAGAGGCTGGTATGACTAAGAAGAAAGGAAAGAAATGATGAAACCCTGTCCAGGATGTCCTACCCCAGCTAAGTGCAAGAAAGCTGGTAAGTGTATGATGAAAGCCAAAGAAGCAAAGAGAACAAAGTGAAACCAGGACTATACGCTAACATCCAAGCCAAGCGTAAGCGTATTGCTGAAGGCTCTGGTGAGAAGATGAAGAAGCCTGGAAGTAAAGGTGCTCCAACAGCTAAAGATTTCAAGGAGGCAGCTAAAACTGCTAAGAAGAAATGAAAGACTCTCGATTGGAAAGGGCAGGAGTGTCTGGGTACAACAAACCGAAGCGTACACCGGACCATCCTACGAAATCTCACATTGTTGTTGCAAAGGACGGTGATCAAGTTAAGACGATTCGCTTCGGACAACAAGGTGTTAAAGGTTCTCCTGAAGGTTCAACAAGGAACAAAGCCTTTAAAGCTCGTCATGCAGAAAACATCTCAAAAGGTAAGATGTCAGCGGCTTACTGGGCCAATAAGGTGAAATGGTAATGGCTACCTTTCTTGATTGTGTTAATGGCGTTCTTAGACGCATCCGTGAGGATGAAGTAGTTACTGTTATTCAGAGTGACTACTCTAAACTCATTGGTGATATGGTCAATGAAGCTAAGAGAGAAGTTGAAGATGCTTGGAACTGGTCTGTGCTGCGTCAAACAATCACAGTCACTACAGCAGCATCAACTTCTAATTATACTTTGTCTGGCTCTAATATGAGAACCAAGATAGAAGAAGCTTATGTCCCTGCTTCTCATATTTTTCTTGGGCAAATATCAGCACCAGAGATGAACATGTACTTAAATGTTCTTAGTGCTCCTTCTGGTCGTCCGTATAACTATGCTTTTGGAAATACTAACACATCAGGTACTCTAACTGTTGATGTGTTTCCTATTCCTGATAATGCGTATACATTAAAATTTAACTGCTACGTACCTCAAGCAGATCTTGTTAACGATACTGATGTTATCTATGTACCATCAGATGTTGTTATCCAAGGTGCTTACCTACGTGCTATCAATGAACGTGGAGAGGATGGTGGTCGTCTATCTGATCAGCAAGCAGATCTTTATCGTAAGGCACTTGCTAACTATATCTCTATTGAAGCTGGTAGAGAGAGTGATTTAGTTCTCTGGGAAGCAGTATAATGGCTGATCAACTTAAACCAGTAACAGTTGTTGCTCCTGGTTTTTTTGGTCTTAACACCCAAGACTCTTCTGTTACGCTGCCTAAGGAATATGCTCTTAAGGCAGAGAATGCTGTTATTGATCAGTTTGGTCGTATTGCTTCTAGGCGTGGTTGGGTCAAAGTCAATACTTCTTCTGGTTTCAACAGCACAGAGCCTGCATTGATCAAAGAAGTCATCAAGACTGATGGATCAAAAGAGATTCTTAGTATTGGTGATAACAAGATCTATTCAGGTACAACATCATTAACCTTGAAGTACACTGGTACTACATGGACAGCACAGAACTGGAAAGCAGTAGACTTCAATGGATTTACTTACTTCTTTCAACGTAATCATAACCCACTAATCTACGTACACAGCACCAATACTTACTCACTGATGTCCGCTTATGGTAGCTACAGTGGTACTGTACCCTTAGCTAATGAAGTGTTAAGTGCTTTTGGTCGTCTATGGGTTGCGGACACAAGCACTGATAAACGTACAGTTACTTGGTCAGATTCTCTACAGGGCTTTGCTTGGACAGGCGGTACAGCAGGTTCAGTCAATATTGAGAAAGTATTAACCAACGGAACTGATACCATCACAGCCTTAGCAGCCTTTAACGGCTATCTTATCATCTTCTGTCGTCGCTCTATCATCATATACAATGGTGCTCAGAATGACCCAACAACAAATCTATCATTGGTTGAAGTCATTGATGGTGTTGGTTGTATCAGCAGAGATACGGTACAAGATGTAGGCACTGATATCTTCTTTTTGTCCGATAGTGGTGTTAAGAGTCTAGCTAGGGTTATTCAAGAGAAGTCTAATCCGATCTTTGATATCTCTCGTAATGTCAAGAATGATTTGATCACTGACATTGCTACCAATGGTAACGATGACAACATCAAGTCTGTTTACTCAGATGCTGATGGTTTCTACTTATTAAGTCTTCCTTCAAGAAAGATAATCTATTGCTTTGATGTTAAGTCAAGGCTACAGGATGGTTCCTGTAAAGTCACTACATGGACAATAGCACCGATATCGTTTTGTGCTACCAGTGATCGTAAATTGTACTTTAGCAGAACAGGCTATATAGCTCAATACTCTGGTGCAAGCGACAATGGAACAGCATATACGTTCTCTTACTATACTTCAAACATTGATGCTCAAACACCAGGAATATTTAAGATACTTAAGAAGATGACGATGCTTCTTATTGGTGGTAACAACACCACTATCAATATTCGATGGGCTACAGATTACAGTAACAGCTACAAAAGCGGTCAATACACACTACCTACAATAGCCCGTGCTGAGTACAACATTGCTCAGTACAACATTGATGAATACAACACAGGTTACAACACTGGTTTATCTGTTCGTAAAGTAGAAAGACAGATCAGCGGTACTGGTGGTGTATTCCAGATAGGTATTGAAGCTAACATAGCAACAGAAACAATCTCCGTTCAACAATTGGACGTATTTGTGAAAACAGG